CACGAGGCCATGGTCAAGGCCATAGATGCCTTCGAGGCCGAGCACGAGGGAGACAAGTCCGAGGATGCCCGGATTGCCCGGAATTTGCTGGTGTCCTGGAATACCCAGCTCTACGTCACCCACTGCCTGATTGAGAGGGGCCTGGGAGATGTCAAGCCAGCCAAGCTGGACCCAGAGGCCCGGAGGATGCTCTGAATGACCGTCACCAAGCAGGACGTAGCCTGGAAAAAGCACCGGGAGGACATGGCCTGGAGGGCCTATAACCACACCCGGCTCCAGAGGATGTTCGATGAGGCCGTGGCCTCGGGGCAGGCCAAGGTGGACTCGGGCGAGATGACCCAGAGAGAGGTCATCTGGTATGTGATGGGGGTCCTGGAGTCATCGTTTGGCGTGTCCGTGGAGATGCCCAAGCAGAAGGTGGCCTAGATGTTCCTCTATTACATCGAGCTGGCCACCCGGCCCCTGCCGGACGGGCCGGAGCCCGAGCACAAGCTGGAGACCAAGGCGATTGATAGCCACGATGAGGCCCAGGCCCTCTACCATGCCTTTGCCATGATTGCCCAGGCCCTGCCCCTCAACATAGCCTACCGGCTGACCATGTTCAGACTGGCCGAGAGGGCAGGCGAGTGGGTATGGCACACGGCAGACCGGAGGGGGATGTGAGATGACGGTCTCCCTGTGGATTGAGAGAGAGGGCAAGCCGATTGGGGAGCCCGTCCCGGTGGACTTCCCCCCACCCTACTACGGCAGTGACCCGATGAGGGCTCACTGCTCGGACAAGCAGGAATACGTTGCCCTGCACCGATACGCCGAGGCCAAGCTCAAGCTGATTGAGCAGGCCCTCAAGCTCAAGGCGATTGAGCCGGAGCACACGTTCGAGATAGTGACCCAAGGCGAGACCGGGCCGGAGTCGAGGGAGGTGGTGGTGGGCGAATTCTGAGCTGGCTCGACCTCTAATTTATTCTTTTTCTCCCATGTATATTTCTGAGCACGAATATCCTGGATGTTTGGACCACTTTTGAGACCTCGTAACCTTTATGTACCCACCTGCCTATCTCCCTCTCAGAGGTAATCAAATGAGCGCACAAGTCACAGACGAAATGGTTAGGCTGTTGGTCAAGGAGCACCGGGTCGAGGCAGTATGGGGCCGTAAGTACCTCCAGAAAAAGCTCGACAACGGGGCCGTCATCACCATCGACAACGGACGGCTCAACATCGTGGAGGTGCTCTAATGTCTCCCGAGGAGAGAATCACCGGGATAAGGTCCGAGCTGGAGACCATCGAGGCCCGGTCAAGGGCATCGGGCATGATGTCCGATGAGGACTACGCTAAGGTGGACGGGCTCAACGATGAGCTGATTGGGCTGTCCCTCAAGGCGTGGGGGGTGCAGTAGGTGTCCTCCCCCAAGGAAGGCAAGAGCGTCCAGGGAGGGGCCATAGATTTCTGGGTGGCTGAGGCAATCGCCCAGGCCAAGCACGAGGGCATAAACCTCACCTTTAGCTACGTTGCCCGATTCGTGGCGAACAAATTGGGCTACCGGGTCCGGCCCGATGACTCGGGGCCCAAGTGCTCCCGGCCTACCAGGGATGGGCTGGTCCCTGGCCAGCCATGCAAGCAGAGATGTACTGAGCCCTCTCGGGAGAATTGCTACGGGTGCCAGTGCGCTGAGTGCGGTCTCCACACCTGCAAGCCCATCGGGGTGAAGTAATTGGCCTGCCAATTCCGAGCCATGGCCGATGCCCTGGAGCCCAGGGCCTCCGAGCACTTCATGGTGGACATCTTCGAGGTCACCCAGGACGATGTGGACCGGGTGAGGCTCCGGGATGCCTTCCAGGGCCGTATGGAGTACCATGGCTTCACTGCTGGCAAGTATGCCAGGCTGTCCCACCGTAACCCCGATGGGAGCCGTGGAGCGACCATAATGAGCGACACCTGGATGGAACAGCAGACCAATGTGGAATTCTGTGAGCAGGCCAAGGGGGATGTGCTGGTGGGCGGTCTGGGCCTGGGGATGGTCCTGCTGGCCATCCAGGACAAGCCCGAGGTCAGGACCATAACGGTGGTCGAGAAAGAGGCTGAGGTGATTGCCCTCATCAAGGACCAGCTCCCGTTAAACGCAACCGTCACCATCGTCCAGGGTGACATCTTCACCTACAAGCCGGACAAGGCGTATAACGTCATCTACTGCGACATCTGGGACACCATCTCGGGCGATAACTGGCCGGAGATGAAAAAGCTCCACCGGAGGCTCAGGAAGTGGCTCAAGCCCAAGGGGTACATGGCAAGCTGGAGACAAGAGCCCTGCCGGATTAGGCATAAGGAGGATGTGTAATGAACGTCACCTGCCCCAATTGTCAGTACGCCTTCGCCTCCATGACCAAGCTCGGGCTCATCCGGTGCCCCAAGTGCCGGGTGGTCATCGAGTTGAAGGATGACACGAACGGCTACCCGGTCTCGAAGGTGACCATAAAAATGGAGTAAGCCATGCTACACAGCTATCATGGCAAGGTGTAGCATGGTGCTCAGTCCGGCATCCACGGACTGAGCTTTTTCCGGCACTTCGGATGGGGGCACCAATCGCCTACGTCCTTCATGCCGTGGGCGGTCTGCACCTTATGGATGAGGGCCTTGAGGTCCTCGATGCTCAGGCCGTCCTTGCTCTGGTCCATTATCTCCCGGCAGATGTCGGTGGTCCTGCGGTCATAGGAGCCCAACCAGACGTACTTATCCGGCTCGGGGCTGTCCCGGTCCTGGGCCTCGAATTGAAGCTCCCTGGCCTTGTTTGCCACCTTCTGAGTCTCCGTCCGGGCGATTCGTTCAGCCTCGAAGTCGGTCAGGTCCGGGAATTTGGCCTGGAGCTTGTCCATGATTTCCCTGACGCTCCAGCCGTCCGGGTTGAGCATGGTGTCGATGATGTCCTGATAGACCAGCTCTACCTCTTGGGGAGCTATCTTGACAAATCGGGGCTGGTGGACGGTCTTGCCCAGGGCCTCCAGCAGATTCTGGGAGTGGGACCGCACCCAGCCTTTCTGGAACAGGCCGGAACAAAATTCCACATGGTCATCGTCCACATGGTCTCCCAGCTCATCGTAGGATTTCTCCATGGGGTCCGATTCGCCTGGTATCTCGGTGACCAGGATTTCGTCCGGGTCCGATTCGTCCAGGTCCTCCAGGTTGAGCCGGTCCTGAGGATGTTCCTGGCCAGAGAATACGGACTGGAACCACTCGATTGAGGCACAGCCTGGGGCCGGGGTAAAGACCGGGAGGCTGGGGTCATCGTTCTTGTCATGCAGGGCATATCCGAAAAAGAAATAGTCTGGTATCCCGAGGGGGAAGGCTGGGCACAGTTGTCCGGCCCTCAGATAGGTACAGCAGGCACAGGCTGAGATTCTCGTGGTCATGGTGTATTCACTCCGAAATGTTGCTTGAGCAGAGCCAGCACTTGCTTGTTACAGGCCATGGCTGGGGCTCGGGGGGTGGGGTTGTTCTTGACCTCCCTCCGGCTCTCTGCTACCCACTCGTGGGGATTCTCCAGGGCGTACTCGCTTATCCATGTAGCGTCTGTGGCTCTGTTCTTATTGATGTCTGCGTTTAAGGCCCCCATCTTCGGGTCAGCGTTGGAGGCGTACCTCTGCGTTATGTGGATGTTCGGGCCGGTGAGGATGTGCCCCAGCATGGCATCAATGGCATGGCCTATCTCGTGGTCGAACATGGCCTTAGCGGTGTTACAGTGCGGAGGGTGGAATATCCGGGGGTTGTCCGGCTGTCGGCCATTCTGTCTCTTGGAGCCAGTCCATGGCACGACGGCAGGGTATTCCTGATTTTCGTCCCATCCAGAGCTGGTAAAGTCCCAATTGGCCTGGCTATTGACCTGATTGGATAGACCAGAGCAATCCCAATCGTTGACGCTTATGCACTTGCACTCGGGATTCCAAAAGGCGTAGGAGTCATGGCCTCCGAAGGTCTTTCCGTTGGTGGCCTTGTGGATGGTGCTGTGCTGTCCCAGGCACTCTATCCAGGTGGCCAGTTGAGGGACCTCCTCCACGTTGTCCAGATAGCTCTCCATGAACATCCGGGCGGTGGTCCCGTCCAGGTTGTCGAAGTCGGCCAGCTTGACCATCTTGTTGTCCATCATAAACTTGGCTATGTCCTTGCCCTCATGGGTCGCCGGGACAGTGAAATCTTTGCCCTGGAATCGGACGGTGCCCTTGAGTGTGTCGTAGCCTCTGAGAGGGTGCCAGACGGTGTGCTGGAGGCCGAATTCGGCCATCACTGCCTTACTGGTGGAGGCGTTGAGGGGCGCATACTCGGCCCCGTCTATCTGGATGGTCTTGCCTACCCCCATCATATCGTTGACCAGGGGCATACTGGACTTGTTCGAGCTGTTGGCGTAGTCCCAGCCCGAGAAACATCCCTTGCGTATCAAGGTCATTTTCTTGCCGTTGACCTCCAGAGCCTTGAATACTGGCTGGCCCTCGGAGCCGGGCGTTAGGCTCTTGAGCAGGGCCATGTGGGCCTCGGTGATTCCTATGCTCCCTCCGGCCCCTACCTCAATCTGCTTGAACAGGTCCGAGTCATCGGCTGGCCAGGTGTATCGCTCATCCAGCCATTTCTTGCCCGATTCGGTCAGGATGGTGTACTTGACCCCGTTGGCCTCCATCCGGGTGTACTTGCCTTTCTCATCCTCGGCTATGTTCTTGAGCAGGGCCACCTTGGCCTTGGTCAGCTCCCTGCCTCCCATGGTGAAATCGGCCCGGTAGTTGAGCTGGTCGATGTGCTGGGCCAGACCTTTTTCGTCCACGGCCAGGACCGTCTTGTTTCCCTTTTTGAGCCTGACCGTGAAGGTCATTAGGCCGGACTTGGCCGGGCTGGTCACATTCCCGTATAAGCTGTCCAGGCGGTCCAGCTCGGGGCTCTCCACCTTCATGCCCAGGGTTGGATTCTTGACCTCGGCCCTCTCCTCGGCCAATCGGCCCCCGGTGAAGGTGAGATAGAAATGGCCCTTGTCCTCCGTGAAGTAAGGCACTCCCAGCTCATCCTTGGGCAGGCCCTCGATGGCCTTCCTAAATGCCATGGGAGTCTTGTACCGGACCTTATCGTTCACCAGCTCGATGCCGTCCTTGCTCTTGGTCAGAGTGGCACCGCTTCCCCCGGTGATGTCTCCAATCTTGCTCTGGAGCCTGTGCTCTTGATAATTCTTGGCCACCCGATGCACTTGGCTGACCGGGTGGCACTTGCCATTCTGGTAGTCGGAATGGCTGTGCTGGGGCTCTCCGTCCGAATCGGGAGGGCACTCCTTGACGGAGCTGTTCACCGAGGCGTTGGATGCCTGCACCAGGGCGTTACCTCTGTCCGTGAGGGTCGGCTCGTAGGTATCGTCATCCCGGATGAGCCCGTTCTTGACCAGGGTGGCTCGGTCAGCCTGATTTCCTCCGGCATAGGTGTCCATCGTGTACCGATGGCCGTTATAGGACAGCTTCCCGGCACCGGCCATGGCCAAGAGGAGCTTGGGGTCTGTCAGGTCCGAGGCCCGAGCGAGGTAGAATCCTGGCTCTAGCTCTGGCTTGGGAGGGACTAGGATTCCCAATTGAGCCATCTCCGTGGCCTTGGCCCGGTCCAGGTACTGGATGCCACTGAATTGGTCCAGCCGGATGGCGTTAATCATGGACAGCTTCTGGAAGATGCTCCCCATGGTGGCTCGGTCCCAGCCGGTGGGGTATTCCATCATTATGTCCTGACCCTCGGCCCCTGGAACGTGACTGAGCTTGACCTGGGCGAAAAAGCTACGGGCCTCTCCGTAGGTAATATCCCCGTATCGTCCTCGGCCTCCGAACAGTATCTCTCCGTCCTCGTGTGCCGGGGCCTTCGGGGGCTCGGGAAGGGGTGCCGGAGCCTCAGGGACGGGCTTAGGAGGCTCAGGGGGTGCAGGCGGTGGCTCCGGGGCCTTCGGGGGCTCTATCGGGGCCGGGGGAGGCTCGGGAGCCTTGGGTGCCTCGGGCGGTGCAGGCGGTGGCTCTGGAATGACCTCCGGGGGCGGTTCCGGGGCCTTCGGGGGCTCCGGTGGTGCCTCGGGTGCCTTGGCCCCTCCGAAGCTCACGGAGCCCTGCTTGAGCAATTCGAGGGCCTTGGGGGTGAAGGCGTAACGGTCCTTGCCGTCCTGCTTGTATTTGGCTCCGTACCCCTTGGAGACCATCCAGAGCCATGTGGGCGTGTCGATGCCCGAACGTAGGGCCTTGCCCATGCCCAGGCCGGGAATCTCCCGGTCCTCGCCCATGTTGATGTGCTTCTGAATCATGTCCCTAATCGAGGTGATGTCACCGGGCACCACCTTTATTCCGAGTTCGTTTGTGCTGTCCTCGACCTGCCCTGCCTTGGTGTGGTCGTAGTGCTGGCCAATCAGCTTGTGCTGTCCGTGGCCTCCATGCACCCGGCTGACCGGGTGGCACTTGCCATGCTCGTAGTCATCGTGGCTGTGCATGGGCTCCCCCTTGGGGCCTGGCTTGCATTGGTGGGCCATGGAATCACTGACCTATGACGGGTGCCTTGGGTGCTCCGGTGCGAGGCTGGTCCTGGAATTGCTTGTCGTACCCCTCGAAGTCAATCAGCCCATCATCGCTGACGGGCAGGCCGGGGTTGTCGGCCTTGAATTGCTCCAGGTCCGGGTCACCTCCCTGGGAGTTGGGGTCCTGGGAGGGGTCGCCCATCATGTCCAGGCTCGGCTGTTGCTTGGCCAGGGCCTCCGGGCTGTTGCTGGCCTCTCCCTTGAAGGTGAAGGTCTTGTGCTGGTCCCTCTCGTGGTACTCCGGGATGTAGCCAATCTGTTGCATCTTGATGGCGTTGTCCAGCTCCTTGCTGAAAGCCTCAATCTCGGCCATCCGGTCTGCTTCCTCGTTCGGCCTGACTTGGAGGACCCAATCGGTGATGCCGAAACAGGCGGTCACGAAGGGAAAAATCTTGAGGTTCCAGAGGCTCTGGCCGAATTCGATGGCCCGGTTGGTGACGGTGAATTGCATACCCTCGTTATTGAGCCCACCGGATTGGGCCGTGTCGGACTGGAAGATGGGCGAGACACCGAAGTAGGAGCCCATCCTGTCCCTCAGGTCCTTTTTGACGGCCAGCATGGCCTCGCTCGGGTCCTCCATCAGCTTGATGAATTCGACCTTGGCCGAGGTGTCTGGCGAGAATCCCAGCCAGGGGGTCTTGTGAGGGTCCTTTTTCATGTCCTCTTGGGTCTTGGTCCACTCGGCCCGGACCTGCTCCAGGTTATTGGTCGGGATGGTCACGAAGCCCTTGGCCCGGCCTTTCTCGTAGTAGTTACGGGTCTGCCGGGTCATGTGCATATAGGTGTCGGCCTCATCGTCCAGCAGGAAGATGGCCGGGAAGCCGTACACCAGGTTGGCGTGGTACTTGGGGGTGTGGCACACCTCATCTGCGAAGTAGTAGTTGGTGGCCTTCCCCATGAGCGTCTTGTAGGCCACTGGCTTGAGCTTTTTGCCACAGGTCTTACAGACGGTCTCCAACTTGTTATGCACCTGCTGGCGGTGCTCTGGACACACCTTGTAGTCCTCATTGAAGGCCCCGGTGTCATCGTACACCTTCTCGATTACCCTGGGGTCAATGGATATGAATTCGATGGGGGTGCGGTCCAGCTCCTCCCCGGTGATGGGGTCGAACAGGTAATGGAATCGGCAGAATAGGAATCCGTTATCGGCAATCTCCAGGTGCCTCTCCATGTTCTTGCCTACGTCCACCATGGTCTGGCCAGATAGGTTGGCCTTCTCGGTGAACGTGTTATAGTTGTCCCTCCGGTAGCGGAATAGCTGGGCACTGTCGGGCTCGTGCAGGTCGGTCCCATGACACACCGGGCACTCGGTCACGCTCTCTTGACATTCGTTAGAACAAAAGTTACATTTCTTAACGAATTTGGGCTTCCAAAAGACCCCGTTACGGAATACCTCTTGGCCAATCGTCTTGATGATGTCTGCGAAAAAGCTGACATCCCTCTCCCGTTGATAGGCGAGGGCAAGGGCCGGGCGTGTCCTGGCCTGGTTATATTGTTCGTAGGGTGGCAAGGATGGCCGGTCCACCAGCAGAGCCTGGACATCGCTCTGCTTGAGGAAGCTGTCTCGTGTAGTACCCTGGGCCGGAGGAGTGGCCCCTGACCGGCCACCCATAATCCTATCAAACAATCCCATTACTTGCCCTCAGTGGCCCTTTATGCCCACCGTTATAAGCATATCTGAGAGGTGAGAAAGGGGAAGGGGTTTAGCTGTGGATGAATCGCCTTACCTCTGCATCCTGGTAGTGGACCGGGCCACCGTACACAGCGTCTATGATGAGCCCTTGCCGGTTCCAGAATTGCACCTTTCGCCTCCGGTCCTTGGCCTGATATGCCTCGTGGCCGTGGTGGAATACCCAGAAATCATAGCGGTGCTTTTGCGCTACCAGGTGGAGCACCGAGTCGCCATTCTGGAGCTGGGCGAATTGGGCCTCCCGGAGTATCAGCTCCAGGGTCTTTCTGGGGATGTTGGTCTGGATGGCCAGGCCCCGGACGCTCTGGGCCTTGCCCCGGTTCTTGCTGACGTAGATGAGCAGGCTCAGGCAATCGTCGCCGTATTGGTCGCTCATCAGTGTCCCTCGTGCCGGGCGAGTGCTTCCCTCTCGTAGGTGACGGTCCTGACGGTCAGGGCCCTCATGGCCTCGATGTCCTGGTCCGGGCTGGCCACGTTCATGGTCAGGTAGATTCGGCCAGTGCCCTGGAGGTGTAGCTCCCTCATGGAGGTAACGTCCACTGGCACACCGAGCGCCTCTGAGAGGTGACGGTCTATGCTCTCCTTGCCGAGGAGGAGCAGGTCATGGCTCGATTGGTCGGCCATCACGGCACCTTCGACACTTCGATGCCTGCGTAGTCCTTACCGCACAGAGGGCAGGCGAGGCCCACCAAGGGCTCCCCACAGTCTAGGCAGTGCCTTACCCTCTTGCATCGTCCACAGCCTATGCAGGGGCTCATTTGGGGGCCTCCTTGAGGCCAGGGCAGGTCTTACCGCACCGAGGGCACTTGGAGCCCTTGATGAGGCCCCCACAGTCTAGGCAGTGCCTCATCCGGCAGAGGAGCTTGTTCTTGGAGCACTTGGGGCAGGGGCCCGGTGGGCACACCGACCTGGTGACCATGTACCCATCTCCCATGTCGGTTATCCTCATCGGCCTTGGCGGTCTTACTCTCCGGCCACACTCTGAGCAGTAGTTGGCGGTCTTGAATAGGAGCAATCCACAGCCCTGGCAGGCGGTGAATTCTGTCTCGTGTAGGTCTGTTCGTGTCATGTCGATACCTCTTAGCGGTTGGTCCTCATCCGGGCGATTGGCCCGAGGCGGTGGCAGTAGGGGCAGACCTCCGGGGGGAAGCCTTGGGCGAATATCTGACCACACGGGCAGGTGTAGAATCCGTCCGTCCTGTGTATCTCGCCTAGCTCATCCAGGGCCCTCTTTTGCCACATCTCGTTACAGGCAATCCCGTTGATGTTGCCCTGTCCCGAGGTCTTGAATCTGGCCCCTGGAATCTCGGCCCATTTGTTCGAGCGGTACTTGTCCTTCCTGGCGAGGGCGAGGGCGTTGATGCTCCTCGATGCTTCCCTGGCCTGGTCCTGGATGTCCTGGTCCAGGTGCCTTGGTCTTATGTTTGTGATTCTGTGTTTTACTGGCATCGCTTCCACCTTCCCTCTACCAGGTGACATAGAGCGATGGTGACCTGGTGCTTGTGACAGAAAAATGTTTGATGCTGGCTTGAGTAGCCACGGCTCTCCGCACACCTATCACAGGTAAGAGGCTTGTGGTCCAGCGTGACGGTGCGCTTGTACGATACGGTGCATCCTACCCGGTCCTGGCTCTGCTCCAGGGTCACGGTGTCGGTCATTGAATCAGGCATGAGTCTCCCCCACACTTGGGATATGGCACCACGGTCTCGCCCACCCGAATCGGCCTGGGGTTGGCCAGCCTGCTGTTGGGCGTGTCCTCCAGGGCCGGGTCCAGCACGATGGTCAGCACACAGTCCCAGCAGACATCCATATCCGAGCCATCGTAGGGGTGCAGGCGGTGGCACTGTGGGCACTCCCAGACCATGCTGGAGGGCAGGACGCTCACCTGGTCCTGGATGGGCGTTATGGGCATCTCGCCCGATTCGGTGAGCACGGTCTCATCCAGGCTGACCAGCTCCTTGCACTGAGCACAGTTGTCATAGAACAGGCCCCGGACCTCGTTCCTGGCCTGGCACTTGGGGCAGACCCAGAAGGACTTAGAAGCTGTCATCGTCACCGAAGCCTCCCTGGGCGGTCACATAGTCGTTACCCATGCTCATGCAGGCATACCTGAGAGCATCCATGGCGTGGTCGTTGACTTTCTTGGGCTTGTCTGTCACTGGCTTACCATCCTTTTCTTCCTCGTACTGGTACTGCTCGAATTCGGTCAGAGTGTAGGGGCAGGCGGTGGAGACCATCAGACGGGGCTTGCCGTCATGGGCCAGGGCCAATCGGCTGGACACGTTGCCGATGCCCACCGTCACCTCGTTATTGGCTGGCATGACCGGGACCCCATGCTCGTTCAGGTGCCGAATGAACATGGCTCCCGAGGGGTCTCCGTAAAACTGGCCAATCTTGTACTTGTCCTTGAGGGCCTGGCACTTGGCCACTATCTCATCCAGGGTGGCCTTGCGCTTGTAGAATTCGTCCATGACCCAGAGCCGGTTGTCGTAGTCCAGGCCACAGACCACGATGGCGGTGGGGTTGGTGCTCCCGAAGTCCATCCCGGCTATCACCTTGGAGAACGGGGGCAGGTCCATGGCGCTTACCTCGTGCAGGTGTCTCTGGAAGCCAGAGTACACCAATCCCTCGAACGAGGTAAAATTGCCCATGATTTCCTGCTCGTAGAATTGGCCGGTGTATTGCGCCTTCATCGACTCG